AAAGAAAAGATCAGCAGGTGATCGCAGCGAAGGCGTTGGCCAGCATGATGCGGCTGTCGGTACGGGTGTACACGATCAGATTCACCTGATGGGTTGCGCTCTCGCTGTAGGGGTCGACCAACGAAGTGATGCCGGTGCGATCAAAGATTTCGAAGTACTCGAAGTTTCCGATGAGCGCAAAGATGTTGTTGTTGGTGGTCGCCGTCGGCGCGTACTTCGCAACGCGGTACGGAGTCCCGTACAGAGTTCCGGGGAATCCTCCGACCATCGAGTCGGCGGTCGAGTTGGCCGGCGTCCAGATGTAATCAGTTGGATAAGCGCCGCTGGAGGTGGTGGTGCCAGTGTTCTTGAGTTTGCGCACGGTCTTCAGGAACGTGTCGTGGAACAGCCACGAGAAGCTCGCACCCATGCGGTACTCAGGCGGCACCAAGTGGTAGGTGTCGATGATGTTGTCCGCAGTGATGGTTGTGATTGCGGCGGCGGCGAGGTCAGTCACCTGACTGAGCGCAACCAACTTCGTGTTCATGCTCGAACCCATGCAACCCTCGGGCTGCGAAGATCCACTGCCGATGGTGAATGCTTCCTCCTGCTTCAACGCAATCGACATCGCGCACTTGTCCGCGCAGTACGCGAGGCCGCTGCCGATGCCGCCATTGCCGATGGCGTCCTCGATGAACTCCTGTGAGATCGTGAGGCGCGTCGCGTACTTGTAGGGAACGACGCTGATGGCAGTGCCGAAAGTGACTTCGTCTTGCGTGACGCCGCCGGCTTCGCCGATGAGAGAGGTAGCGGGAAGCGCGCCCTCGACGGTGATGGTGCGCTTGCTGTCGATGCTGTTCACTTTGGCGAGCGAACGGACAACGCCCATCTGCTGCATCTTGTTGATGATGCGGCGTTCCATGTCGGTCGGAACGCCAGCGCCGGTAGTGGTGAGCGCGATGTCAGTCGCTGCGCGCAACGCGGTGAAGTCACCATTGGCAACGCCGCGAAGCCAGAGGTCTGCGTACTCGGCAGAGTCACGGGAGTTTGAGCGAGTGATCGATCCGCCCGATGCGCGACTTGCAAGCAGTGGCTGCGATTCGATCTTTGCAATCCGCGCAGCGAGTTGCTTGCGGTCGGCTGCGTCTTGTGCGCGCAGTTCGATCGCGGTCATGTCCGCGTCCATGCGGTCAAACTTCTGCTTCTCCTCGCCGCTGCCGACAGCGTCGACGGTTTGCGGTGCGAGGCCAGTGCGCTGCTGGTACTTCAGCAGACTCTTGCGGTACTCGTGATTGATGTTGTTCAGTTCGTCGATGTCAGACATGGTCGCTCATCCTTTGAATGTGAAGTTCGAGCCGTGCTTTGACGGCTGCGTCTAGTGCTGCGTCAACATGGCGCAAGCTCGAAGTGGTTTGTGGGTACGCGGCGTCTTGCACAAGAGACACCTCTACGAGCGTCGCGGCGTTCACCGTGCGCTCCGTGCGATCTGGACTCCAAGTGTCTTTGGTCACGAAGAAGCCGAACGACATTGCGCCCGTGAGGTCGCCGCGTGTCAGCAGTTCGCGCACATCGTTGCCGAGCGTCGTCTCGGGAAGCGTCGCGGTGTAGTGCAGACCATCGGCTCGCGAGTCGAGTTTGAGCGTGCCACTCTGCGTGCGAGCCAACGGCATCGACGCATCGTGGTTGTAATACAACTTCACATCGCCGACCGTGCCGAATGCACCCGGGGCGATTCGCTCGGTGAATGAGCGCCCCTGCTCTCGAATCAATCGCGAGGGCTGGCCATAAACGGCAGCGATGCCCGTGAGGGTGCGACCCTCGACAGCGGGCGACGAAGTGAAATCACGGCGTGAAATCATTGGGTGTTCCTGCCTCTCCGCTCGTGTCGGTGCCGAGGTTGGTCTTGCCGCCACCAGTGCCCATGTTGAGCGCGACCACTGGCGCATCGAGTCCGGGCAGTGGCATAAGATCGAGTTCTTCGCGCGCTTCGTTGCGCGTCATAAAGCCGGCTTCGACAGCAGTGCGCAGCGACGACATCGTCTCGGCGATGCCGGGGCGCACCATCTCGTCAAGATCCCACATGACGGAGTCGTATGGCTGTTGAAGCTTCGCGGTGATCTCACTCGCCCAACAGTTGAGCCACTGGGTCAAGCACGAATCGACATACATGCGACTCAACCACTCGAGCGTTCCGTATGACGGGCCGGCGTTCTCACTGAGGTACGACATCGGTACGCCGTAGATGCGCGACACGTCTGCGATAGAGAACTGCCGAGCGGTCGCGAGTCCGCTGTCGTCGATGGTGCTGCTGATGCGCTCAAGCCGAATGCCTTCGGCGAGCACGAGCGGTCGGCCAGTGTTGTTGCTGCCGGCGTGGCGCTTAACGTAGTCGGCCTCGATGCGCTGCATCGCTTCGTTACTGATCTTGCCCGGGTGCACCAGCGCGATCTTTGGGTTGCCGGCGTTGATGTAGGTGCGCAGCGCCATCTCTTCCTGAGCCGCAAGCAACTGGATGGAGTTGCGGCAGATGTTGATGGGACTGTCTCCCCACAGTCCGCTGGTGCTCGGCGCGCGCAAGTGAAACATCTGCGACGCGGTGAGGATGCCGTAGTGCTGCGTGCGATAGAGCGGCACGCCAGTGGTCAGGTCGAGGCTGACGGTGTCAGGTTGAAGCAGGATGAGTTCAAGCAGTTCACCGCCGACGCTGCGATTGATCGCGGCGAATGCGTTGCCATACAAGAGCACTTGCATCGTCATCGCGCGACGGAACTCAAACGCGCTCATGTACGGAGATGGCGATGCGAGCAGTGAGCCGGCGCCCGTGTCGGTGACCTCGAGCTCGATGCGCGCGATGTCGTTGCTAATCAGCGTGACGGCGCGGTAGACGGGCGTGTATCGGATCGCATTCGTCGCGTTGACTGACGGCGTAGAGAACGCACCATCGGCAAGGATGGTCGACGTCCACGGCCCCACGAACATGCGTTGCAGCAATCCCCGCAGCATGTGCACATGGTTGCGGGTAGTAACAGTTTAAGTCTGCACTAAACTAACGATTGTTCGTAGACGCTTTGGCTGTCTCCGCCCCATGAATGCACGGCGATGATGGCCGCGACGAGCGCGTCGATGGTGCTCGAGTCGCGCTCTTTGCCGATCGTAATGTTGCCAATGCGGTCGCGGCGAGCGATGGCCGAGCGGCACGCGGCGCGCAAGATCGGATCCTCGCCGAGACAGAGGCGCTCGCCGACCCACAGTCGTTGCCAGAGTTGGCAACCCGGCGCGAAGGTGGCGACGCCCATCGAGTAGGCTTGGATCGGGAGGTTGTGCTCGGTCAACATCGCGACCAGATCGCGCGCGCCGTACTGGTCGTAGGCGATCATTTGCACCTTGTACTTCAGCGCCAGTTGGTCGATGCGCTCGGCGATCTCTTCGTAGTTGATGATGGCGCCGGGCGTGAGTGTGATCTTCCCAGCGGCGGCCCACGTGCGAATCGGTAGGCGGTAATCAAGTTCGCGCTGGGCAACGTCTTGCGCTGGCCACCAGTAGTGACCCTCGAGGGCGATGCGTCCATCCTCCATTGGAATCGCCACGACGAGCGCCGTCATGTCCCCGCGCTTGGACAAATCGAGGCCGATCCACGCGGCGCGGCCCTCCAATTCAGTCGAGTTCGGGAGGTTGCCGAGCGGGAACTTCTGCATATCGAGCCAGTTGTGGCCGCCTTCAGTCATCCTGCAACAGTGGTATCGGTTCCATTCAGCCCTTCCGGCGGGGCTTTGGCGCATGGTTTGGAACGCTCGGCGCAGCGATTTCGGGTCGGGCTGGCCGTACTCGATGCCCGGATTTGCCTTCGGCCAGATCTCGGGATCGTCGTCCGCGTCGGTCGGGTCAAGTCCGAAGAGCATCGGCATCATGCTGTCGTCCTCGACTTCGCCGCGCAGAACCTGTTCGCAAGTCGCGATGATCTCTCCGTAGAGGTTGTCGGGCGTGCTGCCGGGCGTGCTGATGATGACCCCGAGCGACTCCCTGCGCTTAGCGCCGGTGGTTAAGAGCTTCGTGAGGAAGCGCCCCTTGAATTCTGCCGCCTCGTCCGCGATCCAACACGACGGGTTTAGACCGTCGAGCGAGCGCTCGAGCGCGGGCAGCGCGGTAAATTCGCAGTCGTCATTGCGGCGGATGATGCGGTCGTAGAGTTTCTCGAGGTCTGATCCCTCGAGGTTTCCGACCATTGTGCGAGCGGTGTCAAGACAGATCTCGGCTTGGTGCTCTGAGTTTGCGATGACGTGCACGCGCCGACCCGGCGCTTGGATCATGTCCCACAATGCGAGCGCGGCCATTAAGGTGGTCTTCCCGTTTCCCCTGGCTACCTGCATCACCCCGAGTTTGACGCGCCGTCGGCCATCCTCGACCCACCGCCAGCCCCACAGATTCGCGAGAACCCACAGTTGCCAGTCGGCGAGCATGAATTTCTTGCCAGTGTCGTCGCCGACAAGGGTGAGCGTGGCCACGAAGTCGTCGAGTTTGTCGACCGACTCCCAGTCCATGACGAGGTCGGTGCGCTCGAGGTCAGCGCGGAACCGTCGCGCCGCGGCGTGGATCCATCTGCCGGCGAGTTTG